CCGCGAAACAACAACTTAAAGCTGTAGATGTTATTGATGCTGCTATCAAAACATTTACTTGGGTTGCTGACACCGGGTATAGAGTGTTTGAAGAAAAATCACTCATGCCCTTGCTCTACTCTGATGCCAAAATGCAGAAGTTCAATGAAGATTGTGACTATGTTTTGGCACATGCTGAGCATTTCCTTGCTGGAAATGGTGGCGAAATCAATGATTTCGACCATAAAGTTGATAATGTTCTACAGCAAGTTTGTGAAATGAAGAAAGTTAAAGATACTGGTCCTACAGCACTTTGGCTTCAACAACGTTACTCACAACTTGTCAACATCAAACAACGTATTATTGGTAAACATCGTAACACAGCAATTCGGTTCGCACCTTTTGGTGTAGGAATCACAGGAGCATCTGGTGTGGGTAAGTCCACATTAGCAAAAATTGTGATGAAAACATGTCTAAATGCGATGGGATTCTCATATGATTCCAATCGTATTATTACTAAGGACATGTTCGACAAGTACGATTCAACATATACCACAGACATTCTTGGAATGTTTATGGATGATGTTGGAGCAGGAAAAGTCGAATTCACAGTGGTATCACCCACAGACATTATTATTAAGTTTTTTAACAACATGGCTGCACAAGCCGTGAAAGCGGAACTTAATGCTAAAGGAATTGTGTTCATTGATTTTAAAGTCGGAGTTCTGACTTCAAATTTCATAGATTACAACGTGTGTCTATTCGCTAACAAACCAGAAGCAGCTTTACGTAGATTTGTACACACGCGAGTTAGGGTGCAGCAAAAATACCGTAAACCTGGATCTGTGTCTCTCAATACAGATCACCCTGAATTGGTTGGTGCGAAATTGACGAAAGATGTCTGGAATATTGATCTCGAAGAGTGTTTTATCTACGAGAACAAGGAAGGCAGGGAATTTTATAAATTTCGTATCATGCAAGTACAACTACCAGGACAAGAAGAACCTTATGACTGTATTGACATGTCGTTAAAGGAATATCTTACAGTCCTAGTTCACCTTGCACAAAAACATTCTGCAGCACAGACTAATGTTATTAGTAGATCTAAAGAATTTGATGAGATGATTATGTGTCCGACATGTAAACTTCCTACAGATTTGTGTAGTTGCAATATTCCGCCAATTGAATTGCTTTCGGGCAACCAATTGGCTAAGAAATTAGAGCAACCATACTATGAGGAAACTGATAATTTGTTCAGTGCTAAGCGGGAGATCACCGATGAGGAAAGGGA